TAGAACCTGATCAAGAAGAAAAACAAATGCTAGAGGCTAATATACAAACAGCACTAGCACAAAAAAGTATATTTTTAGAAGATGCTATTGATATAAGAGAAATTAATAATACAAAATTAGCTAATCAGCTTTTAAAATTTAGAAGAATTAAAAAGCAACAGGTTGACCAAGCTCAAGCTCAAGCAGCTAGTGCAGCTCAAGCAGAGGCTCAAGGTCAAGCACAAATTGTTGTTGAACAAGCAAAAGCACAAGCAGAACAAATTAAAACAGAATCTAAAATTCAAGTTTCTACAGCTGAAAATGAACTTTCTATTAAAAAGATGGAAGTTGAGGCAAGAACAAAAAGAGAACTCATGCAATTTGAGTTTGATTTAAATGTTAGATTAAAACAATTGGAGTTACAAGCACAAAAAGAGCTTGTTGAAAAACAAAGTGAAACTCAAAAAGAAATAGCTAATACAAAAATTAGCGCGTCCAAAGTAAAGGGACCGCCTGATACAGGCAAACCAAAAAAGTCCTTTGAGTCTAAAGGCAATGATGTTTTAGGAGGTTTTGATTTATCAAGATTTGAACCTAGATAAAACTATTTAAATTATTTTATTATATACAATTATGGAAGAACAAGTTAAAGTTAATGTTGTAGAAGACAATACCCCTCCTGCAACACCACAAGAAAAAGAAGCTGCTGTTTTAGAACGGGCTATTGAAGAGGGTTCTGTTGATGAATCGTATGGTCTTCAAGACGACGGCGTTTACAAAGTAAATTTAGATAAACCACCAACACCTAAAGAAGATGCCATTCAAAAGCAAGAAACAGAGAGCGTATCTGTGGGCGATGGAGCCGAAGATAGCCCGGAAGTGGACAAACAAGTACGGGAGCAAGATACAAAAGAAGAAAACGAAGAAGAAGAAGTAATTGATGATTCACCATTGCAATTAGTAAATGATGAATCTCAAGAAGAAGAAAAACAAGAAGTACAGAAAGAAATCCAGCAAGAAACAAAACAGGAAGTAAAACAAGAAGAACCAAAAGTGGTTTTACCTGAAAATGTTGAAAAGCTGGTGCAATTCATGGAAGAAACTGGTGGAACGGTAGAAGATTATGTAAATCTTAATCGTGATATTTCTAAAATGGATAGCACAACTTTATTAAGAGAATACTATAAAAATACAAAACCTCATTTAGATGTAGATGATGTTGATTTTTTATTCAACAAAAACTTTGCATATGATGAAGAGACGGACGATCCGTCAGAAATTAAAGCTAAGCAATTAGCTTTTAAAGAAGAATTATATAATGCTCAAAATTATTTCAACAATAGTAGGGAAAAATACTATGCCGATCTTAAGTTAAGAAAGCAAGAAAGTGTTGCTCCTGAATATGCTGAAGCTATGGAGTATTATAATAATTCTAAGCAACAATCAGAAGAGTATAATAATCTTCAAAAAGAGTTTATTGAAAAAACAAATAAAGTTTTTAATGATAATTTCAAAGGTTTTGATTTTAAGGTCGGAGAAAACAAATACAGGTTTAAAGTAGATAACGCTGAAAAAGTTAAACAATATCAATCAGATATTTCTAATTTTATTAATGAATTTTTAGGTGACGACGGTTCTGTAGCAGATGCTGCAGGATACCATAGAGCGTTGTTTGCTGCTAAAAATGCAGATAAGATTGCAAATCACTTTTATGAGCAAGGCCGTGCCGATGCTATAAAAGAAGCTGCTAAGCAAGCAAAAAACATTAATATGGACCCTCGCTCCGATAATTCAACTATAAAAACCGAATACGGAGATAAAATTAGAGTTGTATCTGGAAATTCATCTGATAAGTTGCGCATTAAATGGAATAAATAACACAACTTAAAATCAAACAAAATGGCTTTTACTAGTGGCATTCCTGCCGCATTACAACCAACCCAGTCTAAAACACTTTATGCTGGGAATTACATTGACTTCACCTCAGCGGCGCATGATCAATGGACACAACAATTTTTACCCGATGTATACGAAAAAGAAGTAGAGCGCTACGGAAATCGTTCAATCGGATCATTTTTAAGAATGGTATCTGCAGAGATGCCTTCAACTTCAGATCAAATTATCTGGACTGAGCAAGGACGTTTACATACTCGTTATGCAAATGTACTTCCTCAAGGAAGCGCGGCTACATTACCAGCTGCTGGTGCTGCTGCAGTTATTGCAGCTAACGCTGCCGCAGGTGGAGTATTAAACTTTACTATTCCTGCTCAGCCAACAAGTGTTGGTTTAGCATCTGACACTACATCAAACTGTAACTTCAAAGTTGGTCAAACAGCTATGGTACAAGTTCAGTCATCTGCAACTTCTGCCGTTGGTGGAACTGCTGATGTTATTAAAGGTGTAGTAACAGCGGTTTCAGGCGCTAGCTTTCAAATTAAAGCTTACAAAGCTCACGCTGGCGTAACTGCTGCTGAGCGAGTAACTGCAATGGTATATGGATCTGAATTTGCTAAAGGTACTGGAAACTTTACCGAAAAGCTAGATCCTAGCTATGCTACATTTACTAACGCTCCAATCATCATGAAAGAGCACTATTCAATTAATGGATCTGACACAGCTCAGATTGGATGGATTGAAGTAACTTCAGAAAATGGAGCAGATGGATACCTATGGTACCTAAAATCAGAGCACGAAAATAGACTACGTTGGGAAGACTACGTAGAAATGGCTATGGTTGAAGGTGTTGAAAAAGCTGCTGGAGGAGCTAATATTGCTCTTGGAACTTACGGAGGTAGCCTTGCTGCACAAAATGCACGTGGTACTCAAGGGTTCTTTGACGCAATTGAAGAAAGAGGTAACGTATATTCAGGATTTGGAGCACAAGCTACAGGTGGTGGAGCACTTACTGATTTCGATGCTGTTCTTAAGCAACTAGACAAGCAAGGAGCTATTGAAGAAAACATGCTTTTCTTAAACCGCGATTTATCATTAGAAATTGATGATATTCTTGCTCAACAAAATGGTGGCTACTCTGGTGGTACTTCTTATGGAGTATTTAACAACAGCGAAGATATGGCACTTACTTTAGGGTTTACTGGATACCGCAGAGGATCTTATGACTTTTACAAAACTGACTGGAAATACTTAAATGACTGGTCAACTCGTGGAGGTTTTGGAGATGTTGAAGGTGTTTTAGTACCTGCTGGTACGTCTACTGTTTATGACCAACAACTTGGTACAAACATTAAGCGTCCATTCTTACACGTAAGATATAGAGCTTCAGAAACTGACAACAGAAAAATGAAATCTTGGATTACAGGATCTGTTGGAGGACCTACTAGCTCAGATATTGACGAAATGAGAATGCACTATCTGACTGAAAGATGTCTTATTACTCAAGCTGCAAATAACTTCGTATTATTTAAAGCTTAATAAGTTTTTTAACTATAGGATACGGGCTCTTCGGAGCCCAGTATTCTTATTTTATATTATTTAATTATGACAACAAAAACAACAAAAGCTCCTGACGTTGAAAAAGGATGGGAGATAAAAGACAGAACATACGTATTAACCGGTAATAGATCACCTATTTCTTGGACAATACAAACAAAACACACAGCTAGAAAACCTTTGCTTTATTTTGATGAAGCAACCGGAATAAACAGAGAAATACGTTACGCTACAAACCAAAGATCTTTATTTGTAGATGAACAAGATGGTGCTGTAACATTATCTCATGTAATGTTTTTAGATGGTGTATTACATGTTCCAAAAGAAGAACAAAATTTACAAAAATTACTTTCTTTATATCACCCAGAAAGAAATAAATTATGGGAAGAAGTTGATGAAGTGCGGGAAGCTGAAGATGAAATTGACGTTTTAGAATTAGAACTTGAAGCTTTAAACTTAGTTAATGAAATTGATATTGAACATTTAGAAGCTATTATGAGAACTGAGTTAGGTTCAACAGTTGCTAGTCTTTCTTCTAAAGAATTAAAAAGGGACGCGTATAGATTTGCTAAATCGCAACCTGTTTTATTTTTAGAACTTGTTCAAGACGAAGATATAAAATTA